CTCGAACACTTTGTCCCGGGTCAACTGCTTCAGCCGCGGGTGGTATGTCTCCGGATCCGGGCCGGGGTAATAGACGCGCATGGTTACCTCCATCTGGTGTAGCGCATGGTCACGGTGATCATCTGCAGCACCTGGGCCTCGTTGTAGACCGGCTCGGTTTCGCCGATGGAAACCGCCTCGGCCAGGTCGACCAGGGCGGAAAACGTATCGTCCATGGCCGCGATGATGTCGGCGGCGATGTCCAGCAGCCCTTTCTCGCTGGCCGATGCGTCGCCCACGATCGAGGTCTCGGGCTTGTGCAGCTTGACATAGGCCGCGAACTTGACGGTCAGGATATCCTCGCCCTGGTCGGCCGTCTCGGTGGCCAGCGTTGTGCCTCCGTCCTTGAGGGCCACCGCCGGGTAGCCGCCGTAGTTGCGGATCATCCGCAAGTCCTCGGTGACATAGACATCCCCGGGCCGGATATAGTCCAGGTCCGTCTGCAGCTTGGTCTTGGCGGCGGCGAGCAGCGCTTTCATGGCCGGTTAAAAGCCCGCCAGGGTATCGGTTGAGAAAATGCGATCGCCGGTTGACGCGGCCGGCTTGTCCGCCGTGCCGGTACCGGCCGGGTCATTCGCGCCCAGGGTGATCTTGCCCTCGGAAACCCTGGTCAAAAACTTGATTGCGTTGTCGTAGCGTTCCTTGCGGCTCTCCGGCGGGCCGGCGCCGAGCACGTAGAGGTTATAGACCGCGATATCCACGCACAGCTTGTTGATGATGTCCGGTACCGGCGACAGCGGCAGGGTGTAGCGGCCGCCCAGATAGCCGTCGATCTCCACGCCGGCGGTCTCGATGGCGGTGTTGACCACCGCCTCGACCACCGCCCCGGTATTGTCCTCGTCGGTCAGGCCGATCAGCTCGGCCTCGCGGATCTGCGCCCGGATATCGTCAATGGTTGCGTACATTATTCACCGTCCACGGCGATGGCCTTGCTGTACAACGCGATCAGGTCGCCTTTCTTCGCGCCGCTCGGGATGTCCACCTTGAGCCTGCCCAGGGCGTCCGTCAGCTCCGCGACGGTCATCTTGTCAATGTCAGTCGCAGGGCCTTCCTCGACCGGGGCCACAACCCCCAGCTCCAGCAGGCGGACCGCCCGCTCTTCCTCTATCTTGACCACGGCCCCGATTGCATACGGCTTCCCGTCATGATGGAGCGGGGTTTTTACGGTATATTTCGGCATAACGATCTCCTTTTAGCCAGGGGACGTCATCCGTCCCCTGGTTGGTTGTAATCCTGTTTAACCCTGTTCCCTGTTCTCAGGCTTCTGCCTACGCCACCGCGTCGATGATCAAATATCCCAGATCGGTGGCGGTGATGACCTCGCTGACCGACTCGCCGGCGCGCACCAGCTGGCCGCCCCGCATGCCGATATTCTTGTCCGGAGTGGCGCCGGCGATCCGTCCGCCGAACTGGGCCGTGAACCCGAACGTCAGGCCATTGTTCGGGCCGGCGGTGCGGTTGCGGTGAATGAGGGCGATGTGTTTGCCCCATACCCTGGAAAGGGTAGCGGTCTGACCCTTGCGGGCGGTATTCACCCAGCCCTCGCCGACCAGAACGTCCTCCAACTCGAACAGGCCCGCGATCGCCTGACGCTGCACGATGCCGGCATCGCCGGAGTTGCCGTGCACCGCCTTGACGACCTCGGGATGCATACAGAGCTTGGTGAAGACGGCCCGGCCCATGACCGCGACATTGGGCCGCATGATACAGGCATCGAGCCCGGCCATGATCACCCCCAGCGGGTCGGAGTTGGCGTAGTCCGAGAACTGGCTAGTGCCGGACAGGGTGATCTTGTTGGCCGCAGCGTACTGAGCCGCGGCGAAAACCAGGGCCGCGGTCCGGACCTCGCGGTCCAGCGCAATCAGATCCATGATCCCTTCGGTAGCCCTTCCCATGGGATTGTAGTTGGGTGGGGCATTGTCGATGTCCGCCTGGGGGATCGGGTCATCCAGGGCGTAGTCTTTGGTGGACCCTGTCACCTCGGTGGCGGAGAAGCTTACCTCGTTGGGTTTGGAGGTCCGTCCGACCTTGGTGTCGGGGATGGTGAACCCCTCGGCCATTGCGTGCTTGAGGTATTTGAACTGCTGCGTGCCTACCGGCACGCGTGGCAATACTTCATCGGCAATCATCCTGGCGTTGCGGTAGGCGATGGCGATGGCCGTCAGTTCGGGTTGGATGGGAAACGGTGCGTTGGTAGGCATGTTGTGTACTCCTTAGCTTGAATTATCGTCGGTCGGTTGCTGGCAGCTGCTCTCTGTCACCCGTGACTACGCGCCCTGGATCTGGCCCGGGCAGAGCTGCACATCGATGATGTCGCCGGACACCCCAGAGACCCTCGCAATGCCGATCACCCGGTTATTGACCCCGGCCGCCGGGGCGGCAGCCACGCCCTTGCCGTTGGCGTCGCTGGTGAGCAGCCCGCCCCGGGTAACGGTCCCGCCGAGTTCTACCTCGGCCACGCCCATGGTGATGATGTCCACCCTGTCGCCATCGGCAGCGGCGCCAAGGGCATCCGCCACCCCCATCAGCGCATCTGTGGCCGCCGCGCCCTGAATGACTTCGCCATCGGCGGCGCCGTGCTTGACGATCCGGTATGCGCTGATGGCCGCGCCTGCTTCCAGATTTTCGGTAAGAATTGGTTTCGGCATGATCTATTTTCTCCTGTTTGGTTACTGATTAATTGCTGTTAATTGGTCGCCTGGAGCGCGGTTATTTTCCGATCACATGATCAACGGCCTGGGCGACCGAGATCGTCCGTCCGGCCTTGGCCTCGCTTTCCTGGAACTCCCTCGCCGACTTAGCGATGGCCTCGGCATCGTCCCTGTCCGGCCCCTCCTTGTCCCGGGTCGCCACCTCGGCGAACAGGCCGGAGGCGGGCAGACCCTCCAGGAACTCCTGGAACCAGGCCAGCAGGCTCTGCTTCTTGCCGTCGCTGAACTCCAGCTCCGTGCCGCCGTCGAGCTGCTCCATGAACTGCTGCACCCCGGCATCGAGCAGGGCCGGTGGCAGCTTGCCCTTGCCTTCCTTGGGCCAGTTGCGGGCAATGAATTCATTGATGCCGCGCTTGCGCTCCGCTTCCGCGAACTCGCGCTGCGCCTCTTTCTTCCCTTCCTCTTTCGCCTTGGCGGCGGCTGCCTGTTCGGCGGCCTTCACCTCGGCCTCGGAGAACTGCTTTTCTTCTCCCATGGTGACCTCCGTCTTCTCGGGTTGTTCATGATAGACCGCCGAGGCCTCCGCCGGGCGGTTCGCTTCTTCCTTCAAGGAGTCAACATCCCAGGCCGGGACAACCCGGTCCGCGACCTCGACCCCGTCTTTCTCTATCAGCCATTCGCGCAACCGGCCGAACATCCGGCCGATGATCCCCACGGTCCAAGAGTCGGAAAACTCGATATACTGCTCGCCCTCCTCAAACTTGAGATCCGCCAGGCCCTTGATCGCCGGCGGCACCGCGCCGAGAAATCCGACATGACGCAGCCGGCCGTCAGGATAGAATGCCGCCGATCGCTTCTTGTAGCGGCCGGCCTTGACCAGCTCCTCGAACTCCGGCACCACCTCGCGGAACTTGGCCAGCAGCACCTTGCCTCCGTCCTTGACCTCGGCCTTCAGCCCTTCGACCCAGCCAAAGGCCGGGGCGTTGTCCTTGGGATGGCCGACCACGACCGGCGGCTCATGCTCGGCCGCGTTGAATGAGGCAACCGCCTGGTCGATCAGGGCGTCGCCGTCCCACTCGGCGCCGGTGGAATCAATCTGCTTGCCACCCTTGAAAATCTGGATCCAGTCTCCGAATCCCGCGAACTCTGCCATCTACTTTCCTCCCGTGATAATGTGTTTCGCCAGTGCTGCGCTGATCTCCGGGCCGTCCTCTTTCTGCACCATGACGAACGGCCGGGCCGGAATATCGCCCCATGGCAGCTTGACCCTGCGGGTGTGGCCGCGGACCCCGGCCTGCTTGCCGCTCTTGGTGGTACGGTAGTGCGGCCCCACCTGGACGGTGAACGTCCCAAAGCTGTGCTTTTTCGCCCCGTAGTTGTGGACCCCGGCATATTCCACGTTGGTCCCGACCCGGACGCTGCTCTTCCCCGGCACGCTGGTGATGGAGTTCATCAACCGGTTGGTGTCGCGCAGGGGCTGCCCCTGCCGGCGCCGGAGCTTATCCCAACTGACCGGTCTTCCCGACTTGGCAAAGTTGGTCCTGATCGACTCCCGGACGATGGCGCCGACCTTGCGCATGGCCGCCGTGGAGTCGGTCATCCGGTCGGTGATTCCTTCCAGCGCTTTGTTCAATTCCGCTCGGTTGATTTTCAGGGTTATGCCCGGCATCACAGAACCATTTTTAAAAGTGCTTTAAATTTTCCTGTATCGAGAGCAATCACCCCTGCCCGTGTCTCGGGGCGGGTCGTCCGGTTTTTGCAAATTTGGGCCGATTTGGGCCTTTCTCTATCCCTGCTCATTTTCGCCCCGATCGCGCCGCTGTTTTTCCAGCAGCTCTTTCAGCTCCTTCTGCCGGCTTAGCTCCTTGAGCACCGCCGTTGCCAACTGGGCCGGGTAGGTCGCCAGCTTGTCCTGCATGGCCGCGCCCAGGTCGCCCCAGTAGTCCTTGCCCGGGTTACGCTCAAAACCCGGATCGGGCAGGAGCTGCCGCGCCGGCATCCGCTCTCCGGTCGCCGGATGGATCGGCTCGATCAGCCGGTTGGTCGGGTCCTTCTCCTCGACCTTCAGCCCTCGGTTCTTCACCTGGGTCTCGGTGACGGCGATCACCGAGCAGCGGCAGCGGTAGCCGTTGGGCGGATACCAGGTGTCCCAGGTCGGATGGTTCGCCGGCCAGACCCGGCCGTTCATGGCCAGGTGCTCTGGCCGGGTGCGCGAATCGTTGACCGCGCTGTACATCCAGTAGGGCAGCACATCCACATCCTCATTGAGCTGCTTATAGCGGCCGACGTTGTAGGCGGTCTGGACGTTGGTCCGAAAAATATTGTCCACCCGCCAGGCCCGCTTGCCTGTCCAACCCCGGCGCTCGAAGATGTCGCCGCACTCCTTTTTGAACTGGTCGAACGATATCCCGTCATCGATGGCACGCTGCAGGGCCGTGAATACCGTGTTCAGCTGGTCGCCCTTGGCGATGCCGGAGACCGCGAACGCCTTGACCTTGGCCTCATCGGCCAGGGCCTTGAAGTCTTTGGGCCGCATCTGGACCTTGTCCTTCCAGAACTCCTGGGCCTCCCGCATGGGCAGCGGCTCCAGCGTTATTCGGCCGAGATCAATCGTCATCGCGCACCCGGGCCGTTGCCCGGCCGTAAAGTTCGGCGGCATAGAGCGCCCGCTCGGTCATGTCCTGCAGCCCGGTCATGTCCAGCTCCGGGAACAAGGCCAGCAGATTGAGCTGCGCCTCCTCGAAGGATGAAGCCTTGCGCACCGCCGCCAGGATCTTCGCCTCGTTGCCTGCCAGATCCACGCCGGCGAATGCCTTGTCCGCCAGCTCCTCCAGGGCCTGCTGCTCCGGGGTGAACCGCGTCTCCTCGAACGTTGGCCCTAGGCGCGCGCCACTGAACAGAGCCCCCACTCCCTGCGGCGGCTGCACCAGCTCCGCGCCAGGCTCCGGCCGGGGGTAGCCGTAGGTGTCATAGAAATAATCCACCGACACTGGCAGGCCGATCTCCCGGACCACGATCTTGTCCGTCTCTGCCCGGCTCTTGAGGTCGGCCGCTTCCTCGGTGCGCAGATTCAGCCACGGATAGAGCCCGGCGCCGGCATAGTTCAGATCCACCAGCCAATGCACCAGGGTTTCATTCAGCACCTCACAGAGCAGGTCCGCGTCGGCGTCCCGGATATCGTGCCGCACTTCGTCCTGGCTCTCCTCGTTGCCCAGCTTGCCCGGTGTCCCTTCGGTGGTGGCGGTCTGGCCCAGGACCCTTTTCGAGATCTGCCGGTCCATGTACTCGCACATGGACTCGTAGGTCACGTTGCCGCTGCGGGCCGCCTCCAGCAGATCAATGGCCATCCCCTCGGGCACGGTGACCCCTGTCTCCTGGCGGATAGCGTCAATGGCGTCCAGCAGGGCCTGCTTCTGCTCCGGCGTGGCCCCGGCCGGATACTTGCCCACGGCCGTCGGGCTGCCCCACTTGTCGAGGAAGATCAGCCAGAACTTGACCCCGTTCTTTTTGAACCAAACCGGCCACCACAGCGACTGCCCCAGGCCTTTGCCGTAGGGGTTGTCCGAACTCCCGAACGTAAACCGGATGAACTTGCGCTCCGGCAGCACCTCGCCCTGGATCATGCTGCCCAGCGTCAGCAGCCGCAGCTCCCGCTCTGTGGTGAACGCGAACCGGCGCGGGTGCTTGCCGATCAGCTTGCCGGGGACCCACTTGCCGTCCCTGGTGGTCCACATCACCTCGGCCACAAAGAAGCCGTAGAGAACTGCCTGCATCAGCTCCTGGATCGCCTGGGTCAGGTTGCACCGGTCCAGGGCCTCGCGAACGAAATCAGCGATCTCCTGGGCCTGGGCCGAATCATCCGCCGGCAGCACCTCCCATTCCAGCCCGGCCACGGACAGGTACCTGGTCTGCAGCACGGACCCGGCATGCGCGTCCCGGTCCACCTCGTCGTAGAGCTTCAGCCCCTTGCCGCGTCCCTCGCTGAGCAGCGTCGGGTCCGGATTCTCCAGGCGGCCCAGGTAGCCAGCAAAGATATCGATGTCCTTGGTGGTGGTCGCCACCTCATCGGTGACCGGGGCTGTGCTTTTCTGCTCGTCGCTCATTGCATGTACCCGTCGAATTGCGTGCCGATCCGGCCCTTGCCCGTTGATTGAAATTCCATGTCAACCGCTGCTTCCTGGTACGTTGCAAACCAGGCCAACGCCCCGGCAATGGCCGTGTCGCCGTGCCGCTTCTTCTTGGTGCCCGCCTCGGCGGTCCGGATCTCCGGCAGCTTGATCACACCTTTGATCTTGCGCAGCGCCCGGTGGTCCTCGATCAAGTCCGCATCCTTGGGCAGGACGATGGAGCGGTCTTCAAAGGCGGTCTTATACTTGGGCATGTTCTCCAGGTACCATGCATCAGAGAGCATGACCTGGCTGATCCTGTTGGCCCCGTATCTCTGCATGGCCACCTCGGCCAGGTACTGGCCGTTGCCGCGCGCGTCGAATGCCCCATGCTGGAAACGCGGCAGACGATCCAGAATGTAGAACACGATCTGCTCCTGTTGGCGGAAGGGCATGTTGCGCAGCTCCACGATGAAGGGGCTGCGACGCCTGGTGTCCTGCTGCTCCTGCAGGGGCAGGAGCACGGTCAGGTCTCCGGAGCGGGCAAAGTCCTCGCCGAACCACGAGAAACGCTTGGGGTCCAGGCCGGCAAAGAGTGGGGCCAGGTGCTCGTCAATCCAGTCCTGGACTACCGACTGCCGGTAATTGTCATCGCGCAGGGTGAACTCGTCGGTCTGCGCATAGCGCAACACCGGGATGCCATCTTCAAGGCAGGTCTCCACCAGCGCCCTGGTGAGCGGGGTGCCGCTGCCCTTGGCCGGGACGCAGAACAATTCTTCGTCCGCGTCGTCGCCGTAGGAGTCTATCATCTCCTGGCGCCAGGCGTCCTCGGCCGCAGGGGACCACTCCCGGCCCAGCTTGAGGCAGATGCGCTTGTACAGGCCCTGGGCCAGGGCATCGTCAAAGGTGATCCGGTGCAGGCTGTAGGGCTTTTTCCCGGACCTGATATCGTTCACCAGCTCGTTGAACGGGTTCTCCTCGCCGTCATGGGTGGAGATGATCCGAACCTCGCCGCCCCACATCAAGAGCGCAATGGCCGCCTTGAGGAGCTGCTTCAGATCGTCGTGGAACGCGGCCTCGTCAATGATGATTCGCCCCTGCTTGCCGCGCAGGTTCTTCGGCCTGGACGAGAGGGCAACGATCTTATGGCCTGATGCAAAATTGATCCGGAATGCCAGGATGTCCTTGCCTTCGTCATCGATGACCACCTCTTCCGCCGCGTCCGCGGCCAGGTTGTACTGCCGCGCCCAGAAGGCGCAGTCAGCGATGAACTCCTCGGCCATGTCCTTGTTGTAGCCGATGTACCAGACGTTATCGCCGGACTCTGCCGCCGCATACAGGGCGGCATCAGCGGCCTCGCTCCAGGAAATACCCACCCGCCGGGACTTCTCACAGACCTTGACGGTCGCTTTATCTCCGACCCATCTCTGCTGATAGGTCAGCAGGGCGTATGGGGTGGCGTATTCCTTGCTCATTCCTGATTGATCCCCAGGATGGACCGGCGAATGCGTTCCACCGTGTCGTCGGTGAGCCCGGCCTTCTTGGCCACCTGCTCAACCTCGTCGGCAACTCTCTGCGCCTTCTCGATCTTGTCCCACCGCTCCAGCAGCGACCCGACCTTGGCCAGGGTGTCCATCATCGGCGCGGTGCGCTCCCGGGCGGATATCCCCTCCAGAAACTGGAGCTGATCCTCGAACAGGTCGCGCAGCCGCTGGATGTTGCCCCGCTTCTGGCCCCGGGCGCGGTCCCATTCGTCCATGTTGGAGGAGGGCCGCCTTGATTCTTCCTTCCACTTGGCCAGCGAGGTGACCGACACATCGAGCCTGGCGGCGATATCGGTGAGGCTGTAGCCCTCGGCGTAGAGTCGCTGCGCCTGGGGCTCCAGGTATGCGCGATCGCCCTTCTTAGCCATTGATGCCCAGCTCCTTTTTCAGGCGGGCGATCTTGCTGCCCACCGCCAGCAGGTTGGCCTGGGCCATGACCAGTTCATCCATCTGCGCGGCGGCCAGGGCGATGTCCATATTTTCAGGCTCGTTTAACGCCGGGTTAATTGCCTCGCGGATCACCCGGCTCTTCCCCTCGATGGCCATGCGCAGCTTCAGCCGCTCCTGCTCCAGGACCGACAGACGGCCCAGCATCTGATCGCGTTCACTCATCCCTGCAAATCCCTTGGTCTTGTCGTTTTCCGCACCATTGGGCAGTGCAGATTGTTCTTCGCTATGTCCTTCGCTTCCGTCGCCACCTGCGTGGACCATATCAGCTGATCACGGTATCCCTCGGCCAGACCTTTGATCTCATCGACCAGGAGCACATTGTTCTCATACATCTTGACCACGCTCTCAAAGCGGACCTCGTGGCTTTTGGTGACCGCCTCGAGCCGCTGGTGCTGGATAATGGACAGCCAAACCAGGATCAGCCAGGGTACGGCAACCAGTGCGGACAGGATGCTCAACACCGGCCAGGTCCCTATTGATTTCAGCAGGCCGGCGATGGCCGCGAGGGTCGAAATCTGTTCAGGGGTCATTTCCGCTCCTTGAGGTGCTCTTTGTCCTCCTGGCAGCGGATGCACAGGGTGCAGCCGGGCATGGCCCGGCGTCGCCGCGGGCCGCCTCGATGGAACCGGCGAGCATCCGCGCCGCGTTGTCGTTGGCAATGTCTATCTCGTCAGCCATGGTCCGTTTCCATTTCCATATTTCGTGCAGGCCCATCAGCCAGCTCGCCCTGCCTTCACGCCTCCCCGTAGGATGTGGTGAGGAACGAACCGCATCAGCCACCCTCGTCACGACTCGATCATCTCCAGCCGGTACCGCTCGATCCGCCGGACGTA